CCTCGCCGACCCGACGGTGCAGGCCCTCGTGGACCACTTCGTGACCGGCATCGGCGAGCCGGGCAGCGCGTCGGCCATCGCCCCCTACGTCCTGGCCGTCCCCGACGACCTCGTGGACAAGGTGAAATACCTTGAGGTCGGCTCCGTGTTCTCCGCCGACGAGGCCCGCACCCGCGACGAGCTGATCCGGCGCCTGGCGAACGGCGTGGACCTCCCGCCGGAGATCCTGCTGGGCCTCGCCGACGTGAACCACTGGACGGCGTGGCAGATTGACGAGCAGACGTTCAAGTCCTACCTGGAGCCGTACGCGCTCAACTTCGTGCTGTCGCTCACCTGGGCCTACTACCGGCCGGCGCTCGCCGCCGCTGGCATCACCGAGCCGGAGCGGTTCGTCATCTGGTACGACGAGTCCGAGCTGGTCGGGCACGGCGACCAGGGCGCCGCTGCGGACACCGGCGCAGCCGCCGGGTACATCGGCGAGTCGGCCTGGCGCCGCGTGCGCGGCTTCGCTGACGCCGACGCCCCCACCCCCGAAGAGGACGAGCGCCGCCTGGCACTCCAGCGGGGCGCCATCGACTCCACCACCACCAACGCGCTGCTCCAGGCGCTCGGCATCCTCACCGCGACCGGCGCCGCCGCGATCCCAGCCGCCTCGACTGAGGTGGCCCTGCCGGAGGCCACCGTCACCCCCGAGCCGGAGACCACCCCCGGGGCGCCGCCGCTCCCCGACGTGACCGAGGCGCCACCGCCGACCCTCGCCGCAGCGTTCGCCCCGACCGGGCGCACCGTGGACCTCGACACGCTGGCGCGCCGCCTCGGCCAGATCGACCAGTCCCTGCGGGCACGACTCACCACCGCCGTGGACGCGTCGATGCGCCGCGCGCTCGAGCGTGCCGGCGCCCGCCTCCGCACCCGCGCCCTGCGCGCCTCCGCCTCGCACCGCGACGCCATCGACGGCGTGCCGAACGAGCTGGTGGCCTCCCGCCTCGGCGAGGCCCTCGTGGCCGCCCTCGGCGAGGACACCGACGACCTGCTGCGCGACTCGTTCGAAGACCTGCGGGGCCGCTTCGATGACTGGACGAAGCGTGCCCAGCGCCAGGCCATCGCCGAGATGGAGCGAGCCGGCGTCGAGCTGACCGGTGCCGACCGCCAGGCGCTCGAGCAGGCCCAGGACGACGACCGCGACGGTGCGTGGGCGCTGCTGCTCGCGTCGCTGGTGCGCCAGGCCAACCGGGTGCTGTTCGCCCCCGAGGTCTCGGCGCCCCTCGCCGGCGAGTTCGACGCGTCGGTGGCGGTCCCAGCAGCGGTGATCCGTGAGACCCTCTCCCGGGCCGGTGGAGCGGTCGGCACCACCGAGCCGGGCGGCACGATCCTCGTGGGGACCGCCGAGACCCCGGCGGGTGCCGTCGCGACCGGCTCGAGGCTCACCGACACGCTCGCCACCGTCGAGATCCGCGTGGGCGGCTGGCGCTGGCTGTACGGCGACCCGGGGAGCCGCACCACGAACTTCGAACCGCACCTGGCGTTCGACGGCCAGGAGTTCTCCAGCTTCACCGACCCGGCCCTGGCGAACCCCGACGAGTGGCCCGACACGGCCTACTACCACCCCGGCGACCACCTCTACTGCCAGTGCGACTTCGAACCGGTGCTCACCGAGAGCACCACCACCGACGGTGAGGGAACTACCCTCTCCCCCCTGGAGGTCTGAACCCATGCCACGCCGCTTCCGCCGCCGCTTCAGCTACGACACGCCGACCGACGGCACGCCCGACATCGCGCCGGCGTCGGTGGACCTCGTGGCGGCAGAGCCGGGCGCGTCGTCGTACTGCGGCCGCTGCGCGTACTTCGTGGCCCCCGGCGAGCTGGGCGACGAGGGTGCCTGCACGATCGTGGAGGGCGCCATCCTGCCCGAGCAGGTCTGCGCCCTGTTCACGGCCCGCACCGAGCCGACCGACGCCGAGCAGCTCCCGACCCCGCCGCCGCTCCCCGAGGCCGAGGCTGCCCCGGTCGCCGAGGTCGTGGAGGTCGAGGTGGAGGTCGAAGCCTCCGGCGCTCTGGTCGCCGCTGGCGGCTTCCTGCTCGGCGAGCCGCTCGACCTGCTGCCCCTCGAGGGTGAGGGCATCGTGCAGATGAGCCGAGTGGCGGTGCTCATCCGTGAAGGCGAAGAGTCCAGCGACGGCCGCTACATCGAGCCGGGTGCGCTGGACTGGCGAGACCTGCCGCTGACCATGACCATCAATCACGACCCGGACCAGCGGCCCGCCGTCATCACCCACATCGGTCGCACCGCCGACCTGGCCGGCCTCGAGGCCGTCGCAGCCGAGGCCGTCGCAGCTGGTGAGGTCACCGCCGAGGCGTTCGCCGCCGCGACCGGCGACACCGGCGACTACATCGCTGCCCGCATCGAGTTCGACTCCGAGTGGCTGGGCATGGACACCGCCCGCGAGGTCGAGGTGGGCCTGCTGCGCGGCGTGTCCATCGAGATCGGCAACGAGGACGCCGACTACCTCGAGACCACCGACGGCGAGGTCATCTACGTGGTCCACGCCGGCCGCATCGGCGCCGCGACCCTCACGCCGTTCCAGGCGATCGAGTCGGCCCGCGTGCTCGTGCCCCTCGCCGACCACGACGAGGACGAGCTGCCCACCGTCGAGGACATCACCGAGGTGCTCGCCTCCGCCGCTGTGGCGTCGCCGCCGGCGGCGTGGTTCGCCGACCCGGGCCTGGACGGCCCCACGCCGATCACCGTGGACCCCGACGGGCACGTGTTCGGCCACCTCGCCCTGTGGGGCACCTGCCACATCGGGCGCCCTGGCGTGTGCGTCACCCCGCCGCACAGCGAGTCCGGGTACGCCCACTTCCTCAAGCCGGCCGCGGTGCTCTGCGACGACGGCACCTCGGTCGCCGCCGGGAAGATCACGCTGGGCACCGGCCACGCCCCCGTGGGCCGTGGCGTCACCGCGCAGGCCGCCGCCGACCACTACGACCACACCGGCTCGGTCGTCGCTGACACGATGGTCGGCGAGGACGAGCACGGCATCTGGATGGCCGGGCGCCTCCGCCCCGACGCCGACGAGCTGCGAGTGCAGCAGCTCCGGGCCGCTGACCTCTCCGGCGACTGGCGGCCCATCGAGGGCACCCTGGAGCTGGTCGCTGCGCTGGCCGTGAACGTGCCCGGCTTCCCTGTGCGGCCCACGCAGGCCGTCGTGGCCTCCGGGGCGCAGGTCGCCCTGTTCGCTGGGACGCACCTGCGTGACGGCGCCGAGGACTGCGGCTGCGATGGCGGCTCGAGCGAGCTGGCGGCTGAGGTGCGGCGCCTCTCGGCGATCGTGGACACCCTGGGCCTGGCAGCCTCTGCGGCCGACGCGGTGGCGCAGCGCATCACCCGCTGAGAAGGTCCTTGCGCCGATAGGCGCCTAGCGGTATGGTGTGCTCATGACCGAGACACGGAACACCCCAGCCCCCACCTTCCGCAAGACCAAGCACGAGGGCCTCTACGAGGTCGTCGTGGACGGCGAGACCGTCGGCCTGGTCCGCAAGACGAGGGTCACCACCCACGTCTACGCCAACGGCGGCCGAGCGTCCTACACCTGCGGCAGCACCGAGCGCACCGAGTGGGTGGCCGTCGACAACAGCACCCGCTACCGCAACGGCTTCCGCACCCGCACCCTGGCCGCCGCCGCTGTGATCCGCGACGCCGCCGCCAAGGCCGCACGATGAGCGCCCGAGCGATCCCCTCGCAGAGCGAGGTCATGTTGGCCACGATCGCCAACCGCCTCCGCAAGGAGGCCTACGCCCAGAAGGTCGGGCTGGAGCAGTACGAAGGCAAGTTCGACTCGTGGATCCCCGCCCGCGCCGCCCGCGACGTGCAGCACCGAGGCGTGCAGGTGCTCACGAAGGGCGAGTGGTGCCTGATCGACCCCGCCAGCATCCGCCAGTTGACCGCCGAAGAGCGGCCGCACCGCTACCTGATCGGCAAGACGGTGCTCAACGCCTACCTGGCCCGCAACATCGGTGGCTGCCCCACGAGCCTCCGCGCCTCGTACTTTGAGCCGATCGGGTGAGCGCCGCGAAGGGCGACCGAGTGCGCCTCGCGTACACCTCGGACCCGCACACGACGCTGCGCCCAGGCGCCCTCGGCACGGTCCGCTCGGTTCGCACGGTGGACCTCGGCGACGGTGCGGAGACCCACATCGGCGTGGCGTGGGACGACGGCTCACGGCTGTCGCTCATCCCCGAGGCCGGCGACGCCTGCGAGGTGCTCGCGTGAGCGCCCGCGTGGTGCCCGACTGCTACTCGCCTGACCCGGTGCTGTGCGACGGCGACGGCACGCTCCGCTGCCACCGCTACGGCTGCGGCGGCCCCTCGTGCGGCTGCCAGGAGTGCCCCGGCTGCCTGAGCTGCTCGCGCTGCCCCGACTGCGAGGGCACCGGCGAGAACGAGGATCCGTTCTGCGGCGAACCGAACTGCGAGTGCCGCACCGCGGACCAGACCTGCTCGACGTGCGACGGCCACGGATGGCTCGAGCGATGAGCGCCGCGGCGTGACGCTGCTCCAGCTCGCCGGCTGGCTGCTCGACCACCCCGCCGCGCTGCTCCCGTTGCTCATCTTCGGCCCCTCTGCGGCCCTCTGCTGCGCCGCGGTGCTCTGGCCCGACGACTGAGCATCGCGGCGCCCCGGCGCGCCCCATCCACCACCAGGGCGGCGCGTGCGGTACGCTGCCCGACCAGAAGCAGCGCGAGCCTCTGACCGCATAGCGGCAGGGCCGCCGGTGCCACCGCATAGCGGGGCGCTCGGTGCTCCCGCGGCGACGTAACCAAAGCGGCCCCACCCGTGGGGCCACCACCGGTCACATCGACCCCGAGCACCCCGGAGCACCCACCATGTTCGAGCACCTCATGCAGCTGATCGCAGCGGCCCTCGCCGCCGGGATCCTCGAGGACGACGCTGCGGCGTCCCTCACCTCCACCGTCGAGGCCCTCGGCTCCGACGAGACCCGCGGCGCCATCTCCGCCGACGCCCTCACCTCCGCCGACGAGGCCCTCACCGCCCTGTTCGCCCAGGTCCGCTCCGGCGATGTCGAAGGCATCGCAGCCGACGACCTCGAGACCATCCGCGAGACCGGCGACGCCATCCTGGCGCTGCGTGCCGAGAACGTCGTGCGCGCCGAGCAGGCCGAGGCCCGCTCCGCCGAGCTGGCCGAGATCGAGGCCCGCCTGACCCCCGCCGCCGAGGTGGAGGCCGAGCCGGTCGCCGAGGTCGAGGCCACCGAGGTCGTCGCCGAGGCGGAGGCCATCGCAGCCGAGGCAGCGCAGGAGCCGGTCGCCGCAGCGGCGCCCGCACCGTCGCTGGCAGTCCTCGCCGCTTCGCAGCCCCGTGGCTCGCAGCCCGCGACCGACGCCCGCTCCGGCGTGGAGATCACCGGCCCCAACGGGCAGGTGCTCACCAGCCTCACCGAGCTGGCCCAGGCCAGCGCACAGGCGTTCACCAACGCCCGCGGCGCCCGCGCCAACAGCGAGTACGGCGAGCGCACCGGCCGCATCCACTTCGCCCACCCCGAGCACCGCACCCTGCGCGGTGAGCGCGCCGACGCCGACAAGCTGGACGCCGTGCTGGCCGACGCGACCGACCCGGCCCGCTGGGACGAGGCGATCGTGGCTTCCGGCGGCTTCTGCGCCCCGGCCGACGTGGACTACTCGATCCCGACGGTGAGCGAGGCCGACCGCCCCGTGCAGAACAGCCTCCCGTCCTTCGCCCTGCCTCGTGGCTCGGTGCAGGTGTCGATCCCGCCGAGCCTCGCCGACATCACGGTGAACGACGGCAGCGACGACCCGCTCGCCGCTGTGTCGGTCTGGTGCAACGCCACCGACGTGGACCCCGGTCTGGACACCAAGGGCGTCCAGACCATCGACTGCGCTGCGTTCCAGACGTTCGAGGCGTGCGCCCTCGTGAAGCGGCTCCGCTGGGGCAACTTCGGTGCGATCGCACTCCCCGAGAACGTCGAGGCGTGGATGACGCTCGTCATGGCGGCGCACAGCCGCCTCGGCGAGTCCCGTCTGCTCGACCAGATCAAGGCGGCCTCCACGGCCCGCACCACCCCGCAGGTGTTCGGCGCAAGCCGCGACATCATCGAGGCGGTGGGCCGTGCAGCCGAGCAGGTGCGGTCCCTCAACCGGATGCGCAGCGATGCGCGGTTCCGGGTGCTGCTCCCCGAGTGGGTCACCACCCTCGGCAGCGTCGACCTCGTGCGTGGCCTCCAGGCGGAGCGGTCGTTCGTGACCGACGCCGAGGCCATCTTCCGTGAGGCGCTCGCCGA